GTGGCCCGGGGTCTGGGAAGAGTACGGTCATCAGAGCTTTGGCGAAGAGTTATGAAGATCAGGGTTTGAATGTTGTCATAGGATCTCCCTTTAAGAAGCTCGTCTCGGACTACAAAAACTGTGAAGTGATAGGTCATAAAGGGACTCACACTTTTCAGATAGAAACTTTCTTTTATCTAGCCGGACACTCGAATGTCGACGTTCTGTTCATAGATGAAGTAACGAACGTTGACTGGGATTTTCTGAGGGCGATGATGGTTTATCTGGATGTCAAGATTCTTTACATGATGGGTGATCCGAAGCAAACTCATTTGGATACGGCGTCTGGAGAAGGAATAGATCCGACGAGTACTCTAGCGGATAAGATAGATTTAGAAAAGATCTACACACACACGCTCATATGGAATTATAGGAATCCGGCGTTTGCTGTAAAGTTCTTAAATCATGTCTTTGGTTATCAGATGAAGAGCAAGTCGAACGACTATTCGATACTACCGATAGTTGTAACCGTGGAAGAGTACTTAAAGGGAAGGGACAAGATGAAGATAGAAAGAGAGATAGTTTTTGCTCACAAAACGGCTTTGAAGATCTTTGGGAAAGAATCTAAGCCCGAAAATGATGAGAACATGTCTTCCAGATCTTCACAAGGAATGACATACAAGAATGTAGCGGTGGCATATGTAGATTTAGATCGGAGAACTAGAGTAGTCGACGGAATGGAGGTAGTTGCATATTCGAGACACACAGGACAGTTGTATATTGTGGTGGACATGGTTGAAGATTCGGAGGAATTCAATGAGGTGAAGAAGACCTTCTTCGTAGACAGTGAAGAGTCAATAAACTTTTTGAAAGAGTTACCTTGGCCTGAAGTGTCGACGAAGTTGCCGGATTTAGAACTGACAGAGGATGAGGAAAGACTGGATAAGTTGATTAGGAAATTGAATGAAAGAGGTGCGGTGACTTTAGAACTGCCGACAGGAGAGAGAACTGCCGGAGCGATGGAAACAATGGAGTTAGGTCCGAACCCGAATGCAAAACAGATAGAAAAGGAAATTAGGAATGAGGGAGAAATTTCGGAGTTCGATTTAGAAGATGAAGAATTTCCTTTAGAGGAATTTTATTCGAAAACGTTTCACACTTGTGTCGGAGATATGTTAGCAGAAATGGGAAGAAGGGACTTGAGATACAAATTTTTCACAAAAATATATTACGACGATCTTTTGATGGGAAGAAAGGAGGAAGAGTCGAAATATGGAGTCTTCACGAGGTTGTTCAAGAGAAGAGAAAAGAAAGCTTTGCCTTTCTTCAACGAAAAGTTTTGTCCGACCGTTGGACTGTGGATGGACTTTTTTGAAGAAGAGAATGTTTCAGCTTCTTTCTTCACTAAACAGGGACTTTACAGAGCGACCGATAGATGGAAATTGGCAGAAGAACCTTCGTTATCAGAATTGAATTTTCATGTAGAAAACAATCACGCGACGAAGAATGAATTGACAGTGTCAATTCAACGAAACGACATGGAAAACGAAGTTGAAATGAAATATATAGATTTTCTCGGAAAGAAAAGAGTGTGGGACTATGTGGGGAAGATCATACCAAGAGGAGAGAGAATAGAAGCAAGAGATGGAGAAGGAGCAGAAGAAGCGGTGGTCATTTTGGAGGACTTGAATGCAGGATATAAGAGAACAGGACCTTTCGAAAAGTATGGTTTGACAAGAGAGGCTTATAGTTTAGCGACTAAGCATGCGCCGATCACATCTTCTTACAAAAAGGAGAAGGAAAAGATCTTCTCTTTTGAAAATCAACCTACTAAGGGAAATAAGGTGAGAGCGGGGACAGATGCTTACAAGATGATGAATCTTTTCGATCCTTCGGATGCGGAGATCGATCACTCCGCTGTGAATTGGCCGTATGGAGTTGCGGGAAATGTAGAAACGAAGTACTGTAAGGTCAGGCCTGAAGGTTTCAACTTTGACAGGACGAAGTCTGGGAAATTGAAGAGAAGAAAGACGACGCCTTTCTACTCTTTCACGACAGGGATGGTCTCTAGATTTTCCAATAGTTCGGAAGAAACGATGATAGCTTTGACTAGGTTAGGCAAACACGAGCCGAAGCCGAAATTGAATCATGAATCGAAACTTTTTGCAGAGAGAGCCGCAAAAGCTTACTTCGAAAAGAATTTTTCCGACATAGACTTACCTGAAGAGGAAAAGAACTGTATTGTCGAATCGGCTCTATTAGCGATCAAACAGAGGAACTATGATGGGAGAAGATTGGCAGACAAAAAGAAGGATCCTACGGAAGAGTTGAGGATATTGGTCGCGAACAAAACGATAGCGAAATATAAATGGCCGATGAAGGTGATGAAACACGGTCAGGCGCTTTCGATGACCCCACCGAGGATAAATCAAGAGTTCGTGGCTTTCTACAGAATCATCAATTCGAAGATGAAGTGGCAGTGTAAAAATCATTTATTCTTCGACGATTATGAACATCAGGACGATTTTGTGATGAGAATAAGTAAGGCGATCAACGAATTACCGGACACAGTCCAGTTCGCGATAGTTGACGCCGAAAGTTTCGATTCTCAGCAAAACGAGGTCACAGTTTATGCGGAAAAAGTTTTCCTGGAGTTGTTAGGAGCATCGAAGAGAAGTTTAGATGAATATTATGAAGTGAGGAAAGTAGGAATACCTTGGGCACTGATAGGAAGAGCTTATGGGAAATTGAACGGTGAAAAAGGTTCAGGTTTTCCTGATACAAAAACGGGAAACACTGTTTTGCAAGGGATTTTAGCGAACCATCAGTTTGACGGAGTTGGCCCGAAGGTGGAGGCTGGAAAAGGAGACGACTGGTTGAGAGTCCAGTCGGCGATCAAGGAGGATGAGTTAGGTTTCAAAGAAGTGAAGGTTTACACCGGTATGAAGCTGACATCGCAGATAGCGGATTCCGGCAGTTTCATAGGTTATTCGGTTTTCAAAGAGGGGTTTGTTCCGGATGTGGTCAAGTCGACTTACAAAGCATTGGCTGCTCCGGCAGCGAACTACGAGAAATTTACGGAGCACCAGATAGCTTATAGAGACAAGATTCTTCAGGTGAACAGATTAGGAGGAATTCAAGCAGCGATGAAGGGAGCAGTAGCGAGTGGATATTCGATGAACATGGGAGCAGCGGCATATGAGATTCTAAATTCTCTTTCTCATTTGTCGAAGAAACAATGGGAAGAGAAAGCAAGGTTGAGATTTTCTGAGAGATACTATTTGAGAGGGAGCGAGGGGCCCCAAAACATCTAGTAAATCGAACGGAACTCACCCGTAACTGTTCTTGTAATAAATTTTATGACTGATAGGAATCAGATAGGAAAAGGAAAAGGAAAAGAAAATAACAAACAAATCGATCTCGACTCATTATTCAAACAAGCGGAGGAAAGAGGAAAAATTTTCACAACTAAAATAAGAGCAAAATCATTAATTCCAGACGAACAAACAAGTCTACTACCAAGATGGCGAGAAGATCAAGAAATCCAAGAAGAAGACCTCAAGAAGTTAATCAACCGTTATCAGTACCAACAGGAAATCAAATTGCTACGAGAAGACAGATCGCAGGAGAACAATATGCAGAAGGAAGAAGACGTGGAGACAATACAAGTGTCGCCGCAATCCTCGAGCAATTTGCGCGACTTGCTCTTCAACAAAGACTATCTCCCAGAAGAGAGAGTCAAAGAAATGCTGTTGCTACTCGTAACGTTTCTGATAACTTGGATCGCGTTGCTAATCGTAATCAGACTTATTCGAGACTCGCGTCAGAATTGGACAGAAGACATAATCATAACAACAATGTTGTCCTTAGTGAAGATACTGTAGAGGAGTTCATCTCACAGTATTCATTTTGGATGAATCCAACCTGGGACGATGAAACGAAGAAAAGTAAGTTCGAGAGCAGATCTAAATGGGTTTTCCCTATTGAAGGAGTTTGGGAATTGAAATTGAACTTAGACGAAAAGGCGACGAATCTTCTAAGGATAAGATTGGAAGTGGATTGGTCATTGGCGATTGAACAGCACGTTGGTACTTTCAGAGCGGTGATAATCAAAAGAACCGTCGCAGAAAGAGAAAAGGCGGAAAAGGGACTTACTAGACCGAAAGATCTAGACAAGTACGCGCCGGCTTCAAAAACTTTTCTTCTGAGAGAGATTGACTCCAGAATAAAGACAGTTGTTCAAACGGACTTCAGAAATGGGGAGGGTGACAAGATCAATGAAGAAAAGGACAGATTTGTAATATATCTCGCATTTGAGATTCTAAACGATCCCGACATAAAAATCGAGTCGTTTGGTGATGTCAAAGTGAGATCATTGTGCAATTAGCGACACATCGCTTTCGTGAGTGGAAAGAGAGATGTAATGGTGTTTGAAATTTTTTAACCAACTGGTCGTGGCCCCGAAGCGGGAAAAGTAGTCTCCTTAAAAAAGGTAGCTAGCTGAAAAGCAGGACGAAATTTCCGATAGGGAGGAAAAAAAAAAAAAAACACGCGTTGATCGTTTAGTTATTGACCATATTCAGGTTAACAGAGCTCCATGTTTACGTCGTCGTACGTATCGTGCTCATGGTCGT